CATTTTCGCAACATATTCCGTATGCGACAAATCTCATCTAATTCTAATCTTCGGGCAACTCGTTATAATCTTTCTCAATATAGGGCGAAGAGTAAGAAGAAAATTCATCAAAAACAGGTTGGACATCAATAATCTTTGGATTTGTGTAAACATAGGGTTCTAGTTCAAAACTATCTTTTAATTTGATATTATGGACATATTTGTCCACAAACGGCACCCATTGAGAAATAAACCTTTTAAAGATCCTACTGTTAAACATCTTCTTTTTTATCTTTAGGGCTGCATTCCACGGAGTATAGTCTTTTACGAAAAAATAGTAGGTATTACAATTTTCAGTTGTTACTTGGATTGAATAGATTTGATATTCTATTGACAATTTTATCTTTATTTAGTATAATAACACATATTATGAAAAAAATCAACATATTATTACTATTATTAGTTTTTGTAAGTTCTTGTTCAATAAATCAAAAACACCAAGCTGTTAAGTATTATGATAAGACTATAGATGTTAAAAAATGCAGTAATTTAATATGCAGAAAGCATAAAATACATTATAATGAGTCCGGTATTTTGTTCAAAAATGATAGTTTTCAGGCAAAAACCACCTTTAAAAGAGAGTCTCCTCTCGATTTTACCGATTATGAGAGCAAAATCTGGTTGGAATACACAATAAAGTTCTAAATTGGCGGAAAAACACGAAAACCTTTGGATTTCCGCTCTAAAAGACTGGATTTGTGATAAATATGTAATATTCTTGTTATTATTTACTTGTTTAATAATATTAAAGGATATAGGCATTCTTTCTGATTTACTAATTAAAGTAATTGGAAAAGATAAATTAGCGATTTGTGAGGAAATGGGTTGGAACTTATTTTCTTGTATTTCACATCTATATTAAATAAATGGAACCAAAACCGAAACCAAGCGATTTTTATCGCAAATTACAGTTAGCAAACGGCGAAATTGTTGGAATTAAGCCTATTTTCTATCAAGAGCATAAAATGGTCCGTGGTCGCAGAAGAAGATATATCGCAGGTGAGCTTCCTAACGGCAATTTAGTGTTAAATGCAGATAAATCTGAAGTATTACCCTATAAGATGATTGGAGTTGCAGATTGGTCTTACAATAAATGATACAAGTTAAAAAGGTATTCGGACCAATTAGAGTAAAAAAGAGAACTTCCATTGGAAATTCCAGATTATCTCGTCCAAAGTCTAAATATAAGAAAAGATGTCATAAACCATATAGAGGTCAAGGAAAATGAGTAAAAAAAACTTAATAATACTGGCTATATTAGGTACTTTATGTTTATGGTTATGGAGTAATAGTGGTTCTGTTGTAAAAACATATAAAATCGGTGCAGTTGTTGAAAGATTTATTCCAGATTTTCTTTATTTAAATCTTTTTGAAAAAGAAGATAAAGAATGGGAAAATGAATGGAAAAGTTATTTAAAAGTAATTGATGAAGGAGAAGAAGATGAATAAACAACAATTATCTTATCTAAAATTATTGGTCGCTTTGAATATATTAACTTTATTAATAATTGTAACACACATATAAGAGATTATAAAGGGGCTTCGGCCCCTTTTTTTAGCGATAAATAGTAATATGAAATTAGAGATTAAGTATGGCACTAGTATCTAGAAATGCTGATATATGTATCACAGGCCACGGATGCGATTCGGAAGCACCAGTTATTGCAACACAAGCTACGGTGCTAGCAAATGGTAGGCCTATAGCAAGACAAACAGATCCAGTGGCTCCTCATACTATTCCATCTGGAATTATTTGTGTTTCCCATACTGCTTTTATAAATGTAGGTAATCCAACAGTTTTAGTAGTAGGAAAGCCTATTGCTTTTGTTGGCTGCTCTACTGATATGGGAGTAATGGATACAGGCTCTCCTAATGTTAAGACAGGTTGATAATATTTTTTCAGATTAATCTATCATATCAATATAAATATTGGTATGGCAAGGTTATACGATTCAGAAATCACTAACGATTCTAATAGAAGCACTAGAGATTATAAAGACTTGGATTTAGATTTCGGTAGAAATACAGTTACTAATGATGTTAATAAATTAACTGATGTAGAAGCTGTAAAAAGAAGTGTTAGAAATTTAATTCTCACAAATCATTATGAAAGACCTTTTCATCCTGAATTAGGTTGTGGTATTCGTGGTTTATTATTTGAACCTCTTTCTCCATTAGTTGCAATACAACTTGAAAGAAAGGTGCAAGAAGTTTTAGAAAATAATGAACCAAGAGCTTCAATAAATGAAATTTCAGCAAGACCTGATTTAGATAGAAATTCTTATGAGATGTTAGTAAGTTTTTGGGTTAGTGGTTCAACTGAACCTGTAACCGTATCAACATTTTTAGAAAGGCTTAGATAATGGCTGCAACAAAATTAGAAATATCCGAATTGGATTTTGATGATGTAAAATCGAATCTTAAATTATTTTTAAATCAACAAACAGAATTTCAAGACTACGACTTTGAAGGAAGTGGTATGTCTATCTTGTTAGATTTATTAGCATATAATACACACTATCTTGGATTTAATTCAAATATGTTGGCAAATGAAATGTTTATGGATAGTGCCGACCTCCGTGCAAGTCTAGTTTCATTAGCAAAACAAGTTGGATATACTCCAACATCAGTAAGAGCACCAACAGCAACTTTAAATGTTACAGTCAATGATGCTACAGCTTCAACATTAACCATAACAAAAGGAACAAAATTTTATACACTTATAGGTGATACATCTTATGACTTTTTAGTAAGAGAAGATGTTACTATTTCACCAACAGCAGGTGTTTATACATTTTCTAATCTTGATGTTATTGAAGGAACTTTAACTACTTTTAAATATACTGTAGATAGTTCGGATCCTGACCAAAGATTTATTATACCAAGTGAATTTGCAGATACATCTACACTAACTGTAAAAGTTCAAACTAGTTCTACTGATACAAGTTCAACAACATATACTTTAGCAACTGGATATAAAACATTAGATGACACATCAACTAATTATTTTTTACAAGAAGTTGAAGATGGAAAATTTGAAATATATTTTGGTGATGGTGTTACAGGAAAAGCTTTAACCGATGGTAACATAGTTATTTTAGAATATATTGTAACCAATGTTGAAGTAACTAATGGCGCAAGTTCATTTACATTAACAGGAACAATTGGAGGTTCTAGTAATGTATCTATAACAACAGTTCTAGCAGCAAATGGTGGAAATGTTGCAGAATCAAAAGAAAGTATAAGATTTAATGCTCCAAAACAATATACAGCACAAGATAGAGCAGTTACGATAGAAGATTATAAAAGTTTAACTAAATCAGTTTATGCAAATACACAAAGTGTTAGTGCTTGGGGTGGGGAAGACCATTCTACACCAATTTATGGTAGAGTGTATATTTCCATAAAAGCAAAATCAGGAACAAACTTAACAGAAGCTACTAAAGAAAGTATTGTTGCATCTTTGAAAAATTATGCTATTGGTTCTGTTACTCCTGTTATTATAGACCCTGAAATAACAAGTTTACTTTTGACATCTACTGTAAAATATGATAAATCAAAAACAACTTTAACAGCAGCTCAATTAAAAACAAATATTAATACAACTTTAACAACTTATGATACTGATACATTAAATCAATTTGATGGTGTCTTTAGATATTCTAAAGTTAGTAATTTAATTGATGATGTTGATACTTCTATATTATCAAACATAACAACATTAAAATTAAGGAAAAGTTTTACACCAACAATAGGCAGTTCAACATTATATACAATTAGCTACAATAATGCTTTTTATAATCCACATTCAGAACATAATAAAACTGCTGGTGGTATAGTATCTTCAACAGGATTTAAAATTGATGGAAACGATAATGAAATGTGGTTAGATGATGATGGTGATGGCAATATAAGATTATATTATCTAGTAAGTGGAGTAAGAACATATTCAAATAGTACCCAAGGAACAATTGATTATTCTACTGGAGAAATTGTTTTAAGTTCATTAAATGTTGCTTCAATTTCTAATATTCGTGGTGAAGCTTCTACTCTTATAGAAGTTACAGTTCAACCAAGTAGTAATGATATTGTTCCTGTAAGAAATCAAGTTTTAGATATTGATGTAGCAAACTCAACAATAACAGTTGAAGAAGATACCTTTGTAGGTGGTTCAGCAACCGCTGGTGTTGGTTATACAACTACATCATCATACTAATAAAAAATGGCTATTTTTAATAAAAAATTATCTAATCTGGTAAAACATCAGGGTCCAGATTTCGTTCTGGAAGACCATCCAAAGTTTGCAGAATTTGTAAGACTTTATTACCAATTTTTAGAATCAGCAGAAGTAACTCTTAAAGATATTTCACCATCAGATGGAATTTTATTAGAAACAGAAACAACAACTGAAAATTATCTTTTATTAG